ATATTTCTTGAACCCTAGGCTCTTTATAAACTTGCGTAAGATAGGCTGTACCTTTTTCATACTTGAAAGCACGAAGCCCTTTACCATTGTTAGCATCAGACCAACACTCTCTTTTATGAGGACAAAAAACACACCCAATAGCAAGCTTCCTATTCCCACTACTACCTTCAGGAATATCACTATAACATCTATTAGGAACTGTTTTACTTTCCAATACATTTTTGAGATACTGTACTCTTTCTTTTGCATCTATCATCTCCAAATCATGCACTCTTGTTAAGGCAATATTACCATGTTGTTTATCTATAGCTAGAAAACAAGCTTCTTTAACACCATTACCTTCAGAGTATGCAGATATTTGTGCTATATA